AAGATACGCCGTGCATCTCTTGACATATCAGTTGCGAGGGAAGCCCCATAAGATGTGATGATCACTTCTTTGTCCGGGTTCCTGCCAAGAAACCACGCAGGTCCGTTGCGGGAAACCACCTCAGATTTTCCGTGGCGGGGAGGTAAGGATACCATAATTAGCTTGATCTCATCATGCCCACCATTGATCCACTCCTCTGCCTCCTCAATCTTTTTGCAGAGATAGTCAAGATGAGGAGCGTGCTGCCATCGTCCTTCCTCTGCATATTCACAGAAAGAAGCAAGGCGCCGTTTGGCTAATTCCCTAAGTAGGCGCCTCAACTCGTTCCCATTCGTAATGTCCGATGCTTTTGTCACTTAAGCTGTCCCTTCCACACGAGTGGATCAGTTTGTCTTAGCCCTCACTCGGATCGCTGTAGCCAAGAATGTTAGTGAAGTTCTTCTGGTCAACCAGTTCCTCAATAAACCTGTCCCTCTTGTCCTCGCTGGCAAAAAAACGTTGCTTAGCCATCACATGATCGCCTTTACCAACTAGCCCATACCGCACTCCCCACTCTTCGTGACTTGCATGTCTCATGTTTCTTATCTCCTTATCTCGATCGCTTCATCATGCGTTTTCGCTTTCTACCGCTAAGATAAATGCGCAGGTTCTATCTATTGCACGTGCGAACGCCAAATCCATTACCGTTTCCCATTCAATTGTTTCACCGTGAACGAGACCCAAGACAGCCATTAACGCCTTCCCATATTCCCTGCGCCTGTCTTGTGGTTCAAGAGACATAGCTGCCGTGATATCATTTGGATAGTCAGGTACAACCTCTTCCTTCCCATCAGCATCACGCCGGCAAAGCCTATCCTCCGCATCACGATAAAATCGCCACATATGCCCAGCGTCTTCTATTCTTAATGCTGCTGCTTCTTGCAACGCACGTGCTGAAAGTTGCACGATACCTTCAAGATCCAACCGTTTCTCAGTCATCATTCACCCCTATCAACGCTATCTGCTCTGGCTCCGCAATCGCTAGCGACTCAAGGTTTCTCACCGCTTGCTTGTAGTAGCTCTCCTTGAGTTCGATTCCGATCCCCTTGCGTCCGGCCTTCACAGCACCGTAGACCTCTGACCCTACCCCCATGAAGGGAGTCAGAATGGTCTCGCTTGGATTGCTCCACAAGGCTAGGCAACGGTCGATCACGTCAAGCTGCAATGGATGGATGTGCTTCTCATCGTCCTCTTCCTTTGATTCCTTGTAAGGGAGCACGTGATCTATCCTCACATCATCCCAGAACGCACTCGCGTATTGTCTCCAGATCCAATGTGAGTAGATGTTCTTGATCTGGTTGCCCACGTACCCCCGATGGCTCAGTACCTCCGCTGGTATCTGTCGCTCCCCTGCATACTCCATCAACCCAGTAGGATGCTGTATCGGTATCTTGTTTTCTCCTCGCTTCCTGAACATGAGCAGATAATCAGCATTTGCAACAGAACACCGTGACGAATCATCAATCATGGTCTTGTGATGCAAGGACTTCATCATCGTGCGGTTGCGCACCTTGAGAGGTTCTTTCCACACATGATATCGTGCCGCGTAGTGAAACCCGATCTTCTTGTGCATCTGAATGATCATGCCTGGGAAATCGAGCAGATCATCACAACCTGAATTCCCTGTCGGTATGTCCATGCAATGAACCGCCGTCATTCTGCCCGGTGGTGTCAAACGAAAGATCTCCCTGACGATAAACTCATAATGCTCAAAGAAGTCCTTTATGTTTGCGTAGTTTGACAGGTCTCGATCGCTGGAGCTGTAGACATACATCCCGCCGAACGGTGGTGAGTACACCGATAGATGCACAGACTCGGATGGCATCTTGCCCATGACCTCCATGCAATCCCCTAAATACAACGCGTACTTATCCTTGATCACCTGATTACCTATAGCCATGCTGGCATTACCTCCTCCTTGGTGTAGTAAGATTTCCTTGATAACGAAGCTGCATCGTTCATATACCGCACGAGCATAGTGAACATCTCATCGGCTTGTTTGGCTTTGCGGGCAAGATTCTCCATCACTCGCTCTCCGCCTGGCGTTGAAACCACATCTACCACAACGGGCCGCTTCTGTCCGAACCTCCAGCACCGCCGCACGCCCTGGTAATACTCTTCATATGAGTGCGATGGGAAGAAAGTCATGTGAGCACAATGTTGAAGATTCAATCCGTAAGCGCCGATCTTCGGCTTAGTCACTAGCACGCGCTCCTTCCCTGACGCGAAGGCCCAGAGCCTATCCTCCTTTTCCCTATCAGTGTTCTTTCCTGCTACCTGTATTGCATCTGGTATCAACTTCTCTAGCAAGTCTCCCTCTGCGTTCAGATGGCACCATACGATAGCGGGCTGTCCTGTATCGTTGATCAGCGAAGCTACCTTGTCGCACCTCTCTTGTATCGTTCTACGCGCCTCCTCTCTTTCTTCCCTAAGCCCCACGGCTGGCATGTCGAAGAGCTTGCCTGTTTGGATAGTAGTAGGATCTATTATGTGCGAGTTCTCGCTGATAGGTGGAAGCTTGAACTCATCATCACAGAACCCTAAATCTGATGGCTTTCTAAGCGCACGCGCCCACGAACTAACCCAACGCCAGAACGGTTCTTGTGCGTGACCTTTGAGCCTCCATCCTACCTGCTTGCCGCCATTCTGCCCGATCCATTTTGCGTGAGCGTAAACGGTTGAGCGTTCATCGTTCTTGAAGAACCGCGACATCATATCTGTTCGGTCAAGCTCACCAAGCGCCTCGCTAGATGTGCCGAGTTCTATATAATCATTAGGGGCTGCCGTTGCGGTGCATAATAGTCGGTATTGTTGTTTGCGCATGAACTTTGTCACAAGCTCACGGTGTTTCCCGTGGAAAGACTTGATAGCGCTGGACTCATCACAGACTGTCCCAGCAAAGTCTTCGTGTGAGAAGTGATGCAGACGTTCATAATTAGTGATCGTGATCCCGTTGTAAGCCTTGCCATCATCTGAGCGCCTAACCTCAATACCAAACTTCTTGCCCTCTCGAATCGTTTGATGACTTACCGCAAGAGGGGCAATGATTAGCACCTTGCCACCTGTCTTCTTCACTACGTTCTCAGCCCACACTAGCTGCATCGGCGTCTTCCCAAGGCCGCAGTCAGCAAAGATCGCCGCACGCCCTTGACGGATAGCCCACTCAGTTAGGCTTTGTTGGAAGTCATATAGGAAGTCTGGCATCCACAAAGGCTCGAACCCTGACCCGCCCGTTAGTTGTGACTTCCTGACTATGAATTGTTCGTATTGCTCGATCATGTCTCACTCCTTTTCGGTAGAGTTAGTGGGTGAGATCACCCCGAAAATAAGGATGATCCTTGACAGGCAAGGCTCCCGGCGACCTCACCCACTTCCACATTATACACATTTTTGCTCTCGAAAGTCAAATCCAACCCGTTATGCATCATCATCTCCTTTCAATATCCTCATACGTTCCTCTAACTCCTCGTTTGTCATCCCGGCAAGATCGTCGTGAACGATAGGCCCTCCACCGGGTCCGCTGTGTTCTAGTTCACGCTTGTCTCTCCACTTATCAGGCGCTACGTTTTTCAGATAGAACTCGATCGCCCGCACGTCGGGGTGTTTCACTTTCTGTACCTGCAGGCCTTGAGAACTGTCTTCCTTGAATGTGTACCCATTGCAGAGACGATAGAGGGAATCTTCAACCACCACAATCGGAGTTGCTTTCCCACTGGCTACGGCCTCGCTAAACTCAGGGTGTGCAGCCTGCCATCTGTAGTACGTAGCGATGTTAATGTCTAGCACCTCAGCCATGTCTTCATCGATCATCCCCGCAGCGGCTAGTTTTGCGATGATTCCAGGATGAATCTTGGGATCATATTTCGTCGGTCGTCCGTTTGGTTTGCCTGTCGGTTTACTCGCCATCACTCATCACCTTCCAAGACTTCCTTCACGCATTCAGCTATGGCCTGCATCATCTTCGGTGGGACGGCGTTGCCGAGGCGATCCCAACCCCTCCACCCTCCCGCTGGGAATTTAAATACATCCGGGAATGAACATAACCGCCTCACTTCCAACAGTGAATACACTCTGGTATACAAGGGATGACAATTAGCATTAGACAGGTATGGTGCCGCGATTCCAAGCTTCGTGATTGTTGCTGCAGGCTGCGTCCATATATCTTTTCGATAGGTCTGTCTGGTTTTCTCACCCTGCCGTACATTCTTTGATCTGTGCCAGCCCTTTGTATCCCGGCCCTGCGGCGATTCATCTATCCATACATGATCGATGCTTTCATCTTGCGCATTGCCAAGATCACCGATTGCATCCTTCACCGTGATGATCTCCTGTTTCTCCGGCCACTTGACATCCTGTCCATCCCTCATACCCACGAAGATGATCCTTTCACGACTCTGCGGCACGCCATACCACATCGCATTCAGCTTGCGCACTTCAACGTGGTAACCTATCTCCTTCAACCCTGCCAGGATCTCGTTGAATACGCCGCGCATCCCGCCCTTTGCCATGCCCGATACATTCTCCATCACGAATGCCCGTGGCTGCAATCCCTCGATCAAGCGGATGAACTCCCACGGTAGATCATTTCTCACATCCGTCACGCGGCTCGAAGTCAATCGCCAACAGCTCACGGAACCCAGCCCACTTGTAACCGAGGCTTGATCCGC